TCCACAACCATAGTGGTTTGGTCGTCAGCGAGGTCTTGCGGGTTTACCACCGAGCCACGAGAGTAGCTAGAAACGGTGATGGTAGGCTCTTTGATGATACGGACGGTATCACCATAGTTCTCGATTTCGCCAGCGTAGTCGGTATTCGTGATGTCTTCAGCAACCGAAGCGCGACGGAAGAACTTGAGAACCTTTTGACTGAAGATTTCCGGCGTGAAGTTGCCGGAAGGCAGGTTATTGTAACCTGATGCGCTATCAAAAGCCATTGGTCTTTCCTTCCTGTTTGAGGTTAAAGGTTAAGAGTTGTAGTCGATTCGGCCTTCCGAACGTGCTGCATCGAGTTCAGCTTCGAGCTTCTCGAATTCCCACGGCTTCATCTTGCCGATTTCAGAAGCTTTCCAAATCCTGTCTTTTCCGGTTGTCGTCTTGACATCCCGAGCGACGGTGCGTGTTACCGCTTCTGCCGCAGACGCATTTGACTTGGTACGCTTCTTTGTGGTTTGGCCCATATCTGCTTTATACAGATCGAGTACCCGTGCCGCCCAACGTGCATCTGTGTTGTTCTTGTAGATGCCGTCGGAGATAGACTCCGGCTGTTCTCCGAGCCACTCAAGGAACTTTTCATCGCCCTTGATATCGTCAAAGTCCGGATGCAACCGTAGCAGTTCCTCGTAGGCTTTCTGCTTTTCGAGTTGCTTTTCCCGCTCTTTAATCGTACCGAGTTCGTTACGAAGCTCGGATAGCTGGGATTCAGCTTGGAGTGAAGAAACGGTCTGTACGACTTCGAACACTTCGGGATACTGTTCTTTGAATGCTTGCAGTTCTTCGGGCGTCTTTGGCATTGGTACCCCTTCCGGCATCTGTGCTTGAGGAGATTGCATTGCCGTCTTCAAGTCGGCGATTTCCTGCTTGAACTCGTTGACCTTTGCATCGTAGTGCTTCTTGAGGTCGTCGTAGCGTTTCTTGTAGTCGTGGTCCGTTTCTTGTTTTTCTTGTACGAAACTGGTGCTTTCCTGCGGAGTAGCCTCGTTGGGGTCCGCCTGTTGTGCTTCTACAGTCTCTTCCGCTTCGTCGTCTTCGTCTTCGTAGACTTCATCACGGTACTTTCCACGATATAGCGAATCATTGTTGATAGTTCCAAACGAATCATTCGCTTTGTTGGCGCGGTGGCCTCTTACTCGTTTTGCCATTTATTTTACCTCACTCGCGGTGCCACTTGGCTGTGGGTGGCCGCTCCGGTTGTGCTGGGGCCGCGAATGAACGTAGCGGGTAGCCAGCGAATTCCTTAAATCTTATTTTTTATGTGAGGAAGCCACCTCCTGCCGCTTCTTGCCGACGGGAGACTTCCTTCTTGCCACGATTGTTGATTTTTTCGAGACGGTCGTAGCCGATGATTTTTGCTACTTCGGGAGGTACGATGACTTCGCCACGAGAGACGGCAACATCGATTTCATCCTCTGTTGGTATTCTAGCAACGCCGATAGTTTTGTCAACCTTTTTCTGCATCTTACCGTACGCATCTGAAAGCATCTTCTTGATGTCGTCCGATCCGGCGAACTCGACAGCCGCCGCGTTGATGACAAACGTACCCTCCGGGACGGACATCGGCTGATCGTCCGCTACGGTCTGGCCGTCGGTGAAGTTCTCGGGTGGACCGCCGACGAATCCGGCGGGTTGTGGCTGCTGGGCTACGCCACCCGCTTGCATCTCAACGCGACCGCCCATCTTAAAGTCCCAGCTATAATCGGCTCCGCCAGAATCTGCGTATGCTTCTTCTGTCTCACGGGCAATTTCTTCTATGGAGTACGAATTGCCACTGCTGCCGCCGCTATCTCCTCCACCTCCGCCACCCGAAGGCTGCGAACCACCCGCCTGTTCTTGTGCTTGGGTAACAGTTTCGGGTATAGTCGGAGCGGCTGGGGCTTCTTCTTCCGATCCGTAATTTTTAGACACGTAGTTTTGGATAAACTGTTGAGAACGAGTGAGGGCTTTGTTATAATCGTCGTCACTCATGCGGGCCGTAGTCGTAAAGAACGACTTGCTTCCGCGCATCTCCGCGTCGAGAGCTTGCTTCATAGCGAGGGCTGCACTCGATACGTTGACACCTTCGAGGCTTCTTCCTGACATCGCATCTCGGAACATCTTTTCCCGCGCACGTTCGGCTTGCAACGCTCCGACCATCTGCGGACCACCCGCACCGTGTACGGTTCCGAATGCGTCGATCACAACGTCTCCCGCAGACGATAGGGCTTCCTTGCCGGTGCGCGTGTACCCTGATCCGATGATATTTTGAAATCCAGTAACTTTAGTTTCTTTCATCGTACCCGGAATAAACTTATTACGAATCTCGTCGAGACGATAGAGTTGTTCGTTCGACATTCCTACAATCGTACCGTCGAAGCGCGTACTACCCGGCGCACGGCTCACGGTCTGACCGTTGAGAGTAAACATCGAACCGGCATTTCCTCCGGCTTGACCAATTGCGTTTGCGTTCTTTTTTTGTTGTGCCCTGTTGAGTTCAGCCGCACCGTACGCCAAAGCACCTATGGGTAAGCCCGTCAAGGAAACAACGCCCGGAACTTCCATATTCCGATCCTTGATAGATTGTGCGCCTCGTTTGAGATACTCCTTGAAGCCGCCCGCGTCACTCGTGTACGTTGTCCTGTCTTTTCCAAAGTTAGCAATGTATTCATTCGGATCGACATCGGATATGTCGTACGCCGGACCGGTTCCGATAGGCACTTGCCTAAAGATGTTCGGTGCGCTTTCATCACGCTGACCAACGGGCGTGAGGATGTCCGGACGAACCGGATCAGGGGTAGGATCGGGATCAGGATCAGGATCAGGGGCACCTGTCACGCCGATACCCCCAAAATTATAATAGTCGATAAATTGTTGCTGATACTGTTCGGGAGTTAAAGTTCCGGCAACACCCCCCTGCTGCATAGCGACAGGCTCAATAGTTTTATTTTCTTTGTTAGCCATCGTTTCTCACCACCGCCTCGTGATTACTCTTCAATTTGAGGAGCATTTCCAGTAAAGCCAGCTTCCCCTGCGTTTGGCGCAACTCCGACTCCGATTGTGCCGTTACCACGGCCTGAATCGTCACCTCCCGGAGGTCCGCTAGGTACTCCTCCATTAGGGGCCATTCCTTGCTGTGGAGGAGCGCCGCTAGCTTCTGCGCTTGCTGCTTGTTGAGCATCTTGCATCATCCCTTGTAACATCTGTGCGTATACTTGTGCTTCGTTGACATCGTTGACGAGACTGTCCGGATCGATGTCCTGTGCGATTGCCAACTCTCGCATCAGGTTCGGAATCTTGACAAACGGAGCTAGCATAGGGTTGGCAACCGTTTGCAAGAGAGAGGTTAGACGTTGCGTACGTACCTCTTTTTGCATAACTGCCGCTACGCCTCGTGGTTTGATCTCCAAGTCGCCCACGATATCGTCGGCGTCATCGTTGAACTGCATGTTCCACTGAAAGTACGCTTCGCCGAGCGGCTTCAAGAGGTGATCGTCGATGTTCTTGATGACCGTCTTCATCGACAAGCCCGCACTGCCCATCAGCATCGACAGGCCCGCTGCCGTACGTCCAGTGCCGGTTACACCCGTCTGGCCGTGCATAATCGAGGGGATGCCCGTCTCTTCGTCCGCAAGCTGGCGTGAAATCTGATACATCTGTATGTTTTCGGGGGCCGTGTTCGGGAACTTGAGGCCGTTGATAGCCGTGCCCGTGACACCCGACTGACGACGGAAAATCTTACCCGGGAAGATGTCCATGTTCTGTCCGGGTACCAACGACGCTTCATCGACATCGAAGACGAGGTTACCGGCAAGGGCGAGGTTGTCGATCGCCATACGCACGTGACCGTTCATCAGCATCTGTGCGTCTTCCATGTTCTCGGCAACACCGACACCCCAAATCTGGTACGGGTTGATTTCGAACGGAAACGCTTGGTACGGAATACGTGCCGGAGTAAACGGGTTGACAACACAACGAAGAACCATGTTGCCGCACACCCAGACGTTGACCTGAATCTGGTCGAACTCGGACATGTTCTTCGCTTCTTCCATCCCCACCGCATTTGCAAACTGGGCATCCAAGACGCCCCAGTATTCGAGGACTTCGTAGCGGTTTTCGGCTACGTACGGCTCCGTTTCGTCTTCCCGGATCGTATCTTCGTAATACTTGTCCTCGTAGTTCGGACCCTTTGCAAGGCACTCACGGATCGCTTCCGCATCGAAGTGCGGACGCATGATGAGGCTACGAAGCTGTTGGCGGTTCATGCGGTGACGTTCGATGACGTACTCGCAGTCCTCGATAGTTGTTGCGGACGGGTCCGGATGAAAGTCCCACACGGACACGGGTTCGATACGCGGTACGGTCTTTTCGTACGGCTCGTACTCCCGCTCTCCATCATCTCCCCGCTTCCACTGGTGAATTCGCTTGTGGAAGTTGAACGGACCCTTTACAATGCCCGTACCGAGCAGGGCAGACTCGAAGATCGCCTTGCGAAATACGTTGACGGCATTTGTGTCGAGGAGTTGATCGTGGATACACTTTTCCATACGCCGAGCTTGTTCCTTTGCAGGTTCAAACTGCGGCTCACCCATCTTTGCCTTGCCGGGTACGAGCATATCTCCGAATTCTTTGCCATACGATCCCAAGACGTGTGGCTCAGAAACGGACATAGCACCCGGAGCGAGTTCACGACCATCGCCCGGAAAACCGTACGGGTCGCTCTGTTGATTGACTTCATCCGCCGGAGTACGCATGTGGGCAAACTCCGCGATACCTTCCGGCATCGGCGTAGACTCTACTACGAGCGGAAACTTTTTGTTAGCGAAAAGAATGTCAACAATTTGCCCGTACGCCGCAAGGACTTTGGTCTTGGTGATCTTGATGAAGACCTTCGACCGTTCGGAGTCGCGGTATTGTGTCGTCGAATCGTAGATGCCGCGAAAATTCTTGTACGCTTGGAGCCATCGCTGCTCGTAAACGTACCGTCCGTTTTCCGCATCTTCGAATTTCGCACGAATATATCCGGCGAGACCGGGCATCCGCTCCGTCGGTTCGACGAGGGGGATGGTCTGATCGTCTTCCGGCTCTAGGAAATTGTCAGCCATTCTTTCGCTTTCTTAGTAATCGCGTTCTTCGGCCATACGCATGACGGACGGATCGATAGCGGCCTTAGTCATTTTCTTCGGCATATCTTCCGTCAAGACATCCGTCTTGGCACGAGTATCGAACTCGAGACCTTCACGGTACAACTTGTCTGAACCCATCGCGTCATCAACCGAAGTGTTCGGCGAATTCATGATGTAGTCAGCACCGTAGTTATAGTTGTTGTCTGGCATCGGGTTACTCCCCTTGTTTTATGGTGACATTGTTAGAAAGCTATCGTCGATTGGTGCGGGAGCAGCTTTCCGGGTCTCCCGTGGCGCGGCCTCTTGAAGTTGACCAGTGGTCTTCAAGCCTTCGCGAACTGTTTCACTCTCTGCTGCGGCCCGCTCAACAGGACGCATTGAGAACGGATCAGGCTGTACTTCTGCTACGTCTGATGGCGGCACAGGCAGGAACTCGGATGCTCCGGCAACTACACCGGCTGTCTTTGCGAGAGGATCAGGTATGCCCATAGCCTCTGCTCGTTGTCTAACAGCAGTCCCTGTCGTAATAGCCGCCGCAGTCGTTAAGCCTAAGCCGAGTGGTCCTAAAAGTCTCGAAGGAAGTTTCGAATAGTCGATGTTAAAACCACCCTTCTTGAGGGCAGCCTTTGTGTCATCATCGAAGTCGGCGGGACTGGTTGGCAGAGGCGCGTCTGCTTCCGGAGCTACTTTAACGGGTGCCTCTTGTGTAGGCAGTTCAAAGTATCCTTCATATCCGGGAGTTTGAGTAGTGATTCTTTCTGTTGGCATCGGGATGCGTTCCCCGATATTAAATCCAGCCTCTGCCGCAGCATCACCCCAGAAACTTGCAAACATATTTGCGTTTGCCCTATCAACCTCTCCGACCGCACCGGGGAAGGCTTGCTGATAGGTTGTCAATTCGCCTGTGCTGCTTTTACCTGCCGACTTGAGACTACGACCTTGAAGGTACGCGAGGCGGTCTTGATCGATACCAATCGATCGTCCGACTGTAGCGTGAACATTTCGAAGAAGTTGTGAACCCTTCTTACCGGTAAAACCTTCGGGGGCGAGAGTGTCAAAGTAACGACGTGTTGCTGCATCGAATGCAATGTCCTCCACTTTCACTGTCTTCAAGAGATCAGTCATGTCTTGTGAGGTTACGGGCTTCCCGTTTTCCTTGACAAAGAAAAAGTCTTTGTTGCCAGCAGCTAGGTTCTGTTGCAAGATGCTATCTGCAATCGGGTTCAAGGGAATATTGACAGCACGTCCCTTCGCACCCTTTGCTTCTGATTCGATATAAATAGCACCGCTGTCAGGCTTGTAAGATGTTACTTTGAGACCTGCCGCAGCGTTAGGACGTAGGCCCGTGTTCAAATTAAAAATGATTGCTTGTGCAATAGGACGAGTCTTGGGATCGTCGAGATACTGTGCAACACCCGCGAACAACTCGCTCATCTTGGCCTTATCCGGATTGATTGAGACCTCAGATACTGCCTTTGCAGGTTCGGAGCGTCCGAAGATTCGATTGTTGAGGTCCGTATTTGGGGATTTGTCTGGGAGGAGTTTGTATTCAGGAGTGTCCGGTCCGTACAATCCTTTAAGCGTCAAGCCAACCTGCCGCAAGTTTTGCATAGCAGTCTTGACGGTTGACGTGTCTTCACTATCCTTGAACGTACGGGCGAGGAGAGTGATTCCATCTGCGTCCTTTTCAAAGAGGCGCATAGCAGAGCCGGGTTCGTCAGCGATGTCTTTGAAGAACTGTACGGAGGATGTGACGAAGGCGTCCCCACGTTTATTCTTCGTAGCGTACGCCTGTGCAACTTCTCGTATTGTAGCTATCTTTGGATCGAGTGTTTCCATGATATTTGCCACGTTTGCTGCTTTCGGTGTCTTTGCTGTTGTTATATTTTTAGATGCAGATGCACCCTTTTCTTGCATCTCCATAGTCTTTCCAAATTTTTTTTCGTAAGCATCAAAGCTGTCTATATCAAATAACTCAGGAGATTCCGTAGTCAATGCGCTTGCAATTCCGAAGTAAGCGTTTTCATCCGCAAGTGGATAAGTAGAAGGAAACATCCTCATAAAAGAGAGAGTTTGTTCGGCAGTAAATTTTTTTGGAACTGGTACTGTTGTACCTGCCTTACCACCAAAATATGCGGCATCTATCGTGTCAAATTTTTGTACCTCTTTTAAGTCTAGCTTTAAGCTATCTATCAAGATATCTACAGCAGACTTGTTTTTATTTATGCTTGTCGGTTCGTCTGCCATCGATTAGTATCCGAATGTCGCGTCTTGTACTTGGTACACTTGGTTCTTGATTGCGCCGAGTTGCTGATGGATCGAAGCGTACCCACTCATACGTGTCATCACCATGTAGCGAAGAGCGTCGTATGCGTGATCTTCAGCTTTCGTGTCTACGTCTTCAGAGTTCGACTTTGATAGGGGTATGCCCGCGAGTTGCTTTACGGTATTCGTACACGTTGAAAAGATGCGAAGGCGAGGCTCTTCGGTGTACGGGTCGTTAGCGAGGCGGCGATGTACTTCCATCTTGCCTTGTATGCGGTTACGGTCGGATGGCGTCCAACGCACACCGACTCGCATCATCGTCTCTGCTATCGAGGGTCCGAAACCCGTCTTGTTCCAGCACGAGGAGTCCAAGACGGTGTAGTGCGGTTGTGGGTCTAGCTCCTCTGCTTCTAGTATTTTATCAGCCAACTCTTCTGCTGTCAAGTGTTTAGCATATAGTTCGCGATAAACCCAGATATTGTTATCCCAGTCAATAGCCCCCCATAGAACGCACGACGGACTCGCGTACCCGTAGTCTGCCGCACGTATGCGGGGCCAGTTGGTTGGAAGTTCAAAATGTTCGACCACATGTCTCGATCTCGAAAATTCGGGGAAGGCCGCTCCCTCCGCCACGTCCCAATCACCTTCGAGAAGCCGCTTTCGCTCGACTTCCGGGAGCGACCTGAGCATAGCCTCGTACTGGCCGTCTGCCATCAGGTAGGGATTGTCGGTCAGCCGTGCCGGTACAAACTTGCGAAGGAACAGGGGCTGACCTGCTTTCTCGTGACCGGGGGGCCACAGGAATTCTTTTCCGGTGTCTATGTCGAACGCAGCAAAAGGCTTGTTCGGTTCGATCCCATCGATGTACGTTTTCTTGACCCACCAGCCGCCGACACCACCGGGGTTGGCTGTGCAGCGCATGTACAAATGTTGCTGCAACTCCGGGTCTGTTGCACGGAGACGAGAGCGAAGGTAATCCCAAACGTACGGTGTGGGGTATTGCGTTATCTCATCGATACCTATCCAGTTGAACGCTTGACCCTGAAAACGGGTTACGTCTTTGTCTTTGTCGAGATACGTGAACCAGATTGTTGCACCCGACGGAAAAACCCACGTGGACTTCGACTCACGGAACTTGGCACCGGGGAACGCCTTTGTATATAGCTGGCGTGACTTGTCGATGAGTTCGGTTAGCTCGTCGAGAGTACGCCTAAGAAGAAGCCCACGATGATTAGGGTTGTGACAGAAGCGCAGAGGATCGGCCAAGAGAGCGAAAGATTTACCACCCCCGGCTGCTCCCCCGTAGAGAACATCTCGTTCACCCGCCGAAAGAAAGTCCGTCTGAGGTCCGCTATTCGGTTGAAAAACGACTTCGCTTTCGCCGACGAGGTCTGCCACTGCGCTAGGCAGATCATCCAAATCCCCAAGATCGACTGTGGCAGACTTATTGCCTTTGAGAGCTTCTTCAACTTTTGTGACCTTTTCTTCGAGTTGACGGGCGTAGCGGCGTTTGTCTTCTGCGGCCTTGCTTGTCTTTTGGGCACGTCGCTTGGCGGCGTTAACACGTTTCGTCGCCGCGCGTCTCGCACGTTCTTTTGTAGAGAGTTGATATGTGGCTTTAGGCGCATTCGGATCGCGCTTTGGCCTACCGCGCTTTCTCGGCGCTTCCGGCTGCTTTTCGTCCACGACAGGCTTTTCCGCCATAACGCATATCCTTCACTTCGAGTCCGGCTTGACGGAGCTTTCGCTTCATCAAGATACCCGCTTGTTCGTCAGTTAAGTCGTTTTCACGTGCGATACGCATAACGTCCCGCTGAATTTCTTCGTACGTGGGTTTCTCGCCCTTTAAGCTTTTCATTACATTGCTAGGGAGTTCCATCGATAACTACCTCATTCTTCGGTGGCAACAGGACGACGCCGTGTACTGCCGTTACGTTGTGGTTTACCTGCTCGGGGGCTTTCACTCCGACACGTGTCAAGAGTGATTCTGCTGCCTTGAGGCGCAGGTCGTCTCCGCGTTCTGGGGCGGGGTTGTCAATCGTACTGACGAGGCGGTTAGCTGCCTTGATTGCGTTCACGGAAAGGATGTCTTTCGTACGTTCTACGATTTCGTCAGCCAAAGTCTTCTTGAGCCACTGGCTCGAACCCTTCGAGTAGCCCGCGTCTACCGCTGCGGCGGTGACATTGCCACCGTTTTCGAACAACAGGTCTAAAAACGTTTGTTGTTGAGGCGTGAGGGTGCGCTCTTTTGGCTTTTGTTGGGGTAAGAGGTTCATTTTTTACGTCGCTAGTCCGGGATTAGGTACGCACGTCGTACGTACAACTCGGAATTCGGGGGATATAGAGCGAATATTCGCGGTCATTTCGACGATCCGCTCGATACACCGCTCTTCTGTGGCGTACGGACCCCGTGTATCCTCGAAACGGAGGCATTCTTGCGTGATATGAAACGTACACGCGAATACGATTGCGGTGAACACGGGGTTTTTCCTTTGAATTGAGGTGAACCACACGTGCGTCGTACCAACTTTGTTAAAACGGAAGCGTTTATGGGGTGGTGTGACGGGTAAAAGTGTGGTTCACGCCCTAAGTATAGCGATGAATAACCGGGGTGTCAACTTTTTTTCTTGACAAAAGCGATTTTCGACTGTACACTGGGCTTAAGGCCCGCCGGGGTAAACTATATACCCCGCCCCGACCCCACGTTAGGGGTACGTTTTGCTCCCCCGCCCTTTCCCCAAAGGGGTACGTTTTGTCCGCCCCCGCCTTATTCCCTCAAAGAGCTATATATTCTTATAGCACATTGAGGGATTAAGGTGCCTCCCGGGGGCGTACGTTTTTATACACCCCGGTTACTCCAAAAAAATAAAATTGATGGCGGTATTGCATGCAAATGCGGGGGTACCCCGGGTGGCCCATGCGTACCCACGCGCACGGCGGATTTATTTCAGTTTTTCTTGTCACAGGATCACCTCGCCGAGGTGCCCACCGCCCCGCAAAACGTACTCGCCGAATAATCCCGCCGGAATCACAATGGGCTACACGCCGCGCACACCCGCGCGTTGCTCTTTTTGTCATCCCCCTAATGTCCCGATGCCATTGATCGATGCCGGAAAGGCCAGCAATCCCCGAACGCAAGCCCCGCCGAATTATCCCGCCATTACAAACCGCAAAGCATTTAACAAGGCCGCGCACAAAAAAAGGCCCGCCGGACTATGCCAAGCGGGCCAATTGGGGATATTCGGGTACGTTTTTATTCGTCGGTGATCTTAAATTCAAAGTTGGCAAGACTGCGCGGACTGTTTTTGGATATCCAACTACTGATGCCGGAAGACTCTAAAACGCTTTCGAGGGCGTCCACCTGTGTCCGGATGCCTGAAACCATGTTGCGGATGGCGCGGGCTTCTGTCTCGGTGAGTACGACGGTATCGCGGGCGTCGGAAACGGTCATTTCTTTTTGAAGGGTGGTTTTCATCGTTTCATCCTTTCGTGGTTGAGGCGGGACAACAGCGCCCCGCCCCATCGTTGTACGTTTTTCAGCCGGTCTTGGCAAGCCGGTAAATATTCCGGTACCCGCCTTTTAAGTTGCCGGTGTTCCGCACCTCAAGCTGATAACCCGCCTTTTTGATGCCGCACAGATAGGCATAGATCGAATCCTTCTTGACGTTGAGATGCCCCGCCAGTGTCGGCACGGCGTAAAACGTACCCTCTGACAGGCGGGCGATCAGCCGCCGATGGGTCTCACAAAAGCCTTCCGGCTGCGGGGCGGGTTCGTGCAGCGGCTCACCGTGCAAGCCCGTCATGGGTACGTTTTCAACCGGTGGCTTTGCGACTGGCCGCTCCGGGAATTCCGCCCGGAACAGGTCAGCGATCCGCTCCCGCTCTTTCGCCGCCTCATCGGTACGAATTGCGGCTTCGATCCGATCGAGGCAACCGCACAGGTCATTAACAAGGTTTTTCGGAATGTTGTTGAACGTCATTTTCGTTTCTCCTTCGATCATGTGACGTTGAAAATGATCCCCAAAACAAGGATCAGGATTATGCAAACGCAGACGCGATATAGGAATAAAATCGCTTCCATCCCTACGCCGCAAGCCCCTCGAGGTACCGCCAAGACGGCCCATCGACGATAGCCCGGACCTGCTCGTTCCGCGTGTACCTTTTGCGTTCGCTGCGGCCCCGGTCACGGGCGTCCGGCAAGTGCGTGGCCCAGTGGGTCAGAGCATTGTAACCGGCCCAAAGCGTATGGCCCAGTTCGCGCCGCTCTTCTTCAAACCGCTCCAGCAGCCAATTCAAGCGTGACTCATTCACCGACAAGCGTTCGTCGGCTTCTGCCGCCTTCGTGTTCTTGCGGCAGATCGTCTCTTTTAAGATGTCGGCAAATTGGCGATCAGTCAGCGGCGAATTCCGCCAGCGGTCCATAACGTCGCGCTGGTCCTGCCACATCGAAAGCCCCATAGTCGCTTTTGCGATCATAGCTTCCGGCGATACCGCCCCGCGATGAACCTTCCGCTGGTGGTAAGCCTTTTCCCCACCAAATACCAAAGTATTCCGGCAGAGGTCGCGATAGGCACCCGAGAAGATTTGCAAAGCCCAAGACATATCGACGCTGTTAAACATGTCCATCCGGCAGCGCACCTTGTCCTGCTGGCCGTCTTTCGTAATCGACAGGTCTTCGAGGTCGTGGAAATAAATCGTACGATGAACCCGTGCCCCTTCTTCATAGATGCGATCTACGACCTCGACGTTATCAAGTGGCAAGTCCGACGCGGCCAACAAGTCAGCCTGCGCCTTAAAGAGGCCATCGTGCGGCACTAGCGCGTACGATTTCCCGACAGGCCGGACATTCAACAGGCCACCGGTCGCCGTGTTTTGCAAAGCGTGGAAGTCATCCATGCGCTGCGGCTCGACAATGTCCCGGATAACTTCCCCGGACGGTGTCAGGTCGGGCGTCGAGGTCAAAGCCTCGATCGGCACCCGGCGAATCTTGCCATATCGCTCATAAAGCGAAACGTCTTCGATGTTGCGATGGGTCACCCAGATATCGCCGCCCCGTGCTTTTGCCTTCGCTGCGGCGGTCTCTTCAAAAGGTATCATGTCCAACATTTTGTTTCTCCTATCATGCTGGTATCGCTGGCCCGCTCGGCCAGTCCCCTCACAATGCCACCGTCGGGGATTCGTAACAAGTAAAAAAAACGTACCGGCCCCGGCAGCAGCCCCGGCGGGCGATCAACCGGCCCCATCGTCTCGCCGTCGATCCGACCGGCCCGCAAGTCCCGCCCCGCCCCAGAACGCGCCGAGCAAGGAAACCATTAGCCGGTCCCCAATTTTTATAGTGTCGCCGCGTTTGTCACGTGATGCCGTGACGGTCCCGCCAAACGCGCCAAGTGATCGCCTGTAACTGGTACGGCATGAGACCGACGCGCCGCGCCGCCTCTTCGTAAGCGGCTTGCAAAGCGCGGTATTCACGGACGCCGATGTTTGTCCGGTCGTCAGCCAATCCGACTCGTTCATTGTAAGCGATATTCCGGGCGTGGCCATCGATTGTCACGTTGAATTCGCCCATGATGTCCATGAAAAAGGACGTGATCTTCTGCCCCTTGAGCATCGTTTTTGCGCCGTCGTAGTCCGGACGCGCCGCCAAGATGTCCCAAGCTTTCGCCTTCATCTTGTTGTAGGTTGAGACCTTCACGGAATCGATGCCGTCGCCGCGCAGGAAAGCGTCAATTAGTGTCGCCGCGTTTGTCACGTTACGGGACCATTTGTTATTGGGTGAAAGCGCGGCGATGACAGCAGCCACAATATAAACGGCAATGTCATATTTTACCGCGATATCGTGCGCCGCCTTTTGTGCGTCCGAATACCACGCCAAGCCCTCGTTGTATTGTACGGCGTCGGCGTCACGGTAAACCGCGATGATGTTGTGGATCATGCACTCATGATCAAATAGTGTGGCTTGTTTTGCCATGTCGTTATTTCCCTTCGTTAGAAAACGATGGGGACAAGTTACGGGCGATATCCGCTGTGGTCAAGCGGTTTTATTTTCCGGCCCTGTTCCCGGAGCCAGCACGACGGACAGCGCAAGCGGTCGCCTTCCTCGATCATGGCGGGTTCGCCGCAGTTATCGCAGACGTGTTCGCGGGAAAGCGTGGTCGGTTTGTCTCGTCTGGTTTTTGTCAGCGTCTGGCGTTTGTCATTTGTCAGAATTTTGGTAGCCATAGCGTCCCCTCGTTTACCATTTGCGTCAAGCGTTTTGCCATTTGGCGTTGTACGTTTGTCACGTCCTCGCCGTTCCAGTCTGCTTCGTCGATTTGCCGCCGTAGTGTGGTCAGTTTGTCGGCTACATTTTCCAGACGCGGATCGTCCTCTGGTTCAGTCAGCATCGAAATCCGGTTCGGGTGGTTCTGCATGATCGTACTGCCATTTCAGTTGGAGTTCATCGTAAAATTCGATCACGGTTTCGCCGTGCTTGTCAACGAATTCTTGGCGCGTCATGTACGATGCGTCCTCTTCCATCTCGATTACCCAGTCCTTGACTTTACCCATTCTTCCGCTTCCTTTCGCGTCTTGAAGTCATACGACGTGCTGCGCTTGCCGACGGGGCCGTCAGAGACTTGCCACTCGCCGTAAGCGTACACAATTATCCAGTCACTCTTCTTCACGTGTCCCTACCTTTCGTTCGTAGCGTTCGATGTCACCGATTGCGTCATCTATTTTGCCATAGATGGCGTCGAGGTCTGTGTCAAGCAGTTCGATGTCTTCGAGTGCGTGTTTCGCCTGTGTGAGGAAGGCACGGATCACCGTCGTCTGCGTTATCTTTGCGCGTAACAGTTCGCCGTTACCCTCGCAGCCATCGCACTCACCCATGACACCGACAAGGTCGCCACCCCGGATTGGGTCCGGGACAGCCTGTTCGTACTCCTTCTTGCCGTAACCACCGCATTCCCAGCAGTGGCACCGTTCGACGTGGTTCTCAATCGTCCGCATCTCTTCAACCCTCGTCTACGTCCCAGTCATCTACTTTATACGGATCTTTCCCACCTTTAAAGTCCCACAGGTAAGCTTTGACAACTCCTCTTTTCAAAGTTCTAGGGTCGATCCTCGTGTCTTCAATGGTCACAGTGATCAGATCATCCTTGAGAGGCTTGTAACGACCGGATATCACCCCGTCGTCTACAAACTTTTCCATCTGTTCCGGTGTGGCCAGCCCGATGGTGGCCTCTTCGGCTTCTGTACCCCCGTTAATCAGTGCAAAATAAGGCATGTCTGTTTCCCTTCTGTTTGTGTGTATAATTTGTCATACAGGTATGTGGGTGGGAGTGTCAAGAAAAAAAAAGAGCGGGACCAGTCCGAAAACCAGTCCCGCCCAGCGGTAGTAACACAGGAGAAACGTACCCTACGATGACACCTCGTAAGGTATGCCCAGTTTTAACACTACCGTTTTGTGCTTGTCAAGCCACTTTTTGCACTCGTCGTGATTTTTTCCGACGTACAAGGCAACCCATCGTGCGTAGTCGATGCACTGCCCCGACTTCACGAGTTCGCGACTTGTCTCTCCGATGCGTACGGATGACACCGGAGCGACGACTTCGTGCCGATTATCTTTCGATACAACGTACGGTAAGAGGTCGTTATCTTTTCGGTCTTTGAACAGCTTAATCTTTCGCATCTACATTTCCCCCTTCGTAGTCGTCATCGTCGAGTGCCTCCAAGTAAATATCGATACCCTCCCGTATCAGGTCACCAACCGAGACTTGATTGATACTCTTTGCGTGGAGACGTTCGGCGTGTTTGGCTAGCCTGTCGTACACCGCAACGGAAAGTAACAAATTGTACGTTTTGGTCGGCTCGTCAATCTTCGGTGGTCTTGGCATCGCGTACCTCTTTTGCAAGTCGTTTGTTTTCTTTTGTCCGACGTTTGTCGGGCACAACCCGCTTCCCATATTTAGGAAGTTCTTTAGCTATAGGATTTATCTTGTTGATTTTTTTCATAAGATTATTTCCCTATAGGGGGGATTGTAATATGTAGATATATTGGCGTCGGCGTCTTGTCAAGAAAAATTTTGTGGTTGACGAGGTTTCCGATGTCGATTATCGTCGCGTACATGAAATCACCATCGTGGCTAAAAACGTACGTCGAAAGTCTCGACATCGTACCGAACACCAAGTACCGCTCCGACTGTCCGGTGTGCGCCAAGAAGAATACCTTCTCGGTTACGGACAACGGGTTGCAGCGGGTGTGGTTCTGTTTTCATGCGGACTGCAACGTGTCCGGACGTACTGGTATAACCTTGTCTCGTACGTCGAGCAAGCACGTTTTCGAACGGTCGGCGGCTTCGGTTCCGCCTCCCCGTACTAGTAACACTTACGAGATACCCGACACGTTCGTCAGCGTGTCTCGTCGTGTCGAGGCGGAATCGTACCTCCGCAAGGTCGGGGCGTACGATGCGTACCTTTCCGGGGCGGCGGACATACGGTACGACGTACGGATGAACCGCGTGGTTTTTTTGATACGAGACGGACGCAAGGTCGTGGATGCGGCAGGAAGGAGTTTAGATGGACGTGGCCCTAAGTGGTATCGTTATGGATCAAGTAGAAGTCCTTTTGTTTCTGGCACAGGTACATCTGTTGCCTGTGTTGTGGAAGATTGTGCCTCTGCTTGTAGTGTGTGCGGTGTTGTCTCGGGCGTGGCCCTCTTAGGTACTAATCTTCTTTCGGAACACATCGAGGTTTTGAAACAATATGACCGTGTGTTCGTCGCTCTTGACAAAGACGCGACTGATAAGGCAATTACGATGATACGAACGCTCCACTCGCACGTACCGACACGCCTGATGGTGTTGCACACGGACTTGAAGAACATGGAAAAGGACGAACGGAATGACTTCTTACGATCCCATATCAATCGATAAACAGGTACTCGGATTCGTACTCGACAACGACTTCTTCACGAAGGTGTCGAACATCGTGACACGAGACATGTTCACCGGAGAGATGCGTGACGTGTTCGACGTGATATCGTACGCGCACACGCAATACGGTACGTCGGTAAACGTACGCGAACTCGGTGCCTTGTTCAACGACAGGAACCCTGCGATGCCGGACTCCACGCGTGAGAAGGCACAGGAGTTGATCGCGGAACTCGAAGCGGGTATGCCTGACAAGCACGACCTATATCTCGACTTGGTGAATAATTTCTGGCTGCGTGATCGTGCGCGTCAGATCGGGGAGAAGGCAATCGAAATCTTCACCGGAGAAAGTGAGGACTTCGGCGGCTTGCGTCAGTTAATTGACGTTGTAGAGGATGGTCGGATTTCTGACAAGACGACGTACAGTGTCGTCGAGGATGACATCGACACACTCTTGGATGAAAACACGGGAGAACCCGACTTCCCTTTTGAGTTCGAGTTGATCCGGGAACACGTACCGGGCCTAGACCGGGGCAACTTGGGTATCTTGTTTGCGCGTCCGGAAGTCGGAAAGACAACATTCTGCTGCTTCCTTGCGGCGTCGTACATTCGTCAGGGGTTCAGGGTGACGTACTGGGCAAACGAGGAACCGGCAAAGAAGATTAAGCTGCGTATCATTCAGTCGTTTGTCGGAATAACAAAGGACGAGATGAAGGCGGACCGTGAGCGGATGCGTACCGTGTACGCCCGTGACATCGCACCGTACCTGACAATCATGGATTCGGTGGGTACGTCTGTCGAAGAGGCGGATGACTACGCCAAACTCAACAAGCCGGACGTGATGTTCATGGACCAGCTAGACAAGTTTCGTATCGGTGGCGAGTACAACCGGGGAGACGAACGCTTGAAGGAAACGTACGTGAAGGCACGGGAGATCGCCAAGCGCAACGACTGCCTCGTCTGGGCCGTGAGTCAGGCGAGTTACGAAGCGCACGACCGTCAATTTATTGACTACTCGATGCTCGACAATTCGCGTACGGGTAAGGCGGGTGAGGCCGACATCATCATCGGTATCGGCAAGACGGGTGCGAGTGACGTGACCAACACGGTTCGGCACGTGTGTATCTCGAAGAACAAAATCAACGGATACCACGACATGATCAACGCGAACATCGACGTACAGCGAGGGGTATACTACTGATGAACGTACTCACTTTTGATGTCGAGACGACGCACGTGGAGAAGCCGAGCGGGGGCTACACGCCTCTGCCATACTTCGGCAACCGCTTGGTGTCCATCGGGTACAAGTGGCTCACCAGCAGCGTTGACTACGACTGCTACTACCACTCGACCGAGCCGACCACAGCGGGTGCGTACGACAACTTTCAACGCGCCCTTTCCTTCGCTGACGTACTCGTCGGCCAAAACATAAAGTTCGACTTGCAGTGGATACGCGAGTGTGGCTTTACTTACGACGGAGACATCTATGATACGATGGTTGCTGAATACATACTTTCGAAGGCACGGCGTTGGCCTCTCGGACTTGCTGCTCTTGCAAGGAAGTATGGTGTCACCCAAAAGGAGACTGACCTTGTTTCGCCGTATATCGAGAATGGCAAGACGTTCTACGACATACCGTGGGAAATCGTACGAGAGTACGGAGTAGCCGACGTAAAGGCTACGGAAGAGATTGCACTAAAACAGCTAGACGCCTTTGGCGTAACATTCGAGGAGTTGTTCGATGGAAAAGGGCTTGATACCCACACTAAAGCTATCGCTTGAAATGACAGACGTACTCGCTCGTGTCGAGCGTGTCGGCCTAAAGATAAACATGGATACGCTCGACGAGATCGAGAAGATGTATACCGAAGAGCTAGAGTCCTTAGAGGCGCGTCTCAACGACTTGGCGCGTGACGCGATGGGCGACACGCCTGTTAGCCTGACAAGCCCCGATGACCGGTCGATGCTACTCTACTCTCGTAAGGTTAAGGACAAGAAGGCTTGGTCGCGTACATTCAACTTGGGTATGGAACAGCGCGGCGCAACGATGAAGCCGAAGCAGCGTACCCGCTTCTCCCGGCGTGAGTTCAACCAGACCGTACGTCGTATGACCGACATCGTTTACAAGACACGTGCCGAAACGTGTACCGGGTGCAACGGTCACGGTCGTAACCGCGTAACGAAGAAGGACGGTACGCTCGGCAAAGCGGTACGTGTGTGCAAGCGGTGCGATGGTGTCGGCGTTCTTTACATACCGAGTACGGAAGTTGCCGGGTTCAAGATATCACCGCGAGATTCGTACGACGTGGCCTCTGCAGGGTTTCGTACGGACAAGGAGACACTCGACGTACGCTCGTCCGAGTTGTCCGGTCCGGCTCGTGAGTTTGTCACGGGGTACGTCCGGTTCAATGCGTTGCGTACGTACCTCAACACATTCGTAGAAGGGATCAAGAACAATGTCGATGAGAAGGGATTCATCCATCCGGAGTTTATGCAGTGTGTTACGGCGACGGGTCGCCTTTCGTCTCGCAATCCTAACTTTCAGAATATGCCACGTGGAAATACCTTCGCTATACGCAAGGTGGTCGAGAGCCGCTTCGAGGGTGGTTTCATCGTTGAAGGAGATTATTCGCAGCTAGAGTTTCGGGTTGCCGGGTTCCTTGCCAACGATGCACAGGCGTACATCGACGTACGGGATGGAACGGACGTACACAACTACACCGCATCCGTTATCGGCTGCACACGACAAGAGGCGAAGGCACACACCTTCAAGCCTCTCTATGGGGGCACGACCGGCACAGAGGCTCAACAACGCTACTACAGGGCGTTCAAGGAGAAGTACGAGGGTATTACCCAGTGGCACGACTACCTCCAGCGTACGGCTGTTGAGAAGCGAGTAATCGCCATTCCGTCCGGACGGGAGTACGCCTTCCCCGATGCCCGCTGGACAAAGTACGGCACGGCTACCCACCGCACCTCGATCTGTAACTACCCGGTGCAGGGGTTCGCTACGGCTGACTTGCTTCCTATTGCTCTCGTCGCCTTAGAGAAGGTCGTACGCGATTCCGGCGTACGGAGCGTTATCTGTAACACGGTACACGATTCGATTGTGATGGACGTACACCCGGACGAAAAAAATATTTGCATAGACATGATGAAACACGCTATGCTGAGTTTACCCTTTGAAACTGTTCGACGTTATGGTGTCACGTACAACATGCCCGTCGGAATAGAGATCAAAGCAGGTAAAAATTGGCTTGACTTGCACGAAGTAGAACTGTAAGATGGCCGTTACCGACTATCCAATCGTAAAGGAGTAAAGGATATGGATGGAACAGAAATCATGGAAATGAATAACAACATGGACGCACTCGTTTCTGCGTTGCAGAGTGACGACACTGATCTACTAAAGAAGCTCACCGGACAGGGTGGGGGCGGTGGAGATCGTGTCGGTCTTCCACGCCTGAGCATCAACTACGATCAGGAAACTGACACCGGTAGTCCCTTGACGCGCGGTGACTGGAAGATTTTTATCGACGGCGAGTTCCTTTACGCGCCGGAAGTTAAGATACAGCCTCTCATGCGTACCTTCGAGTATTCGATGTGGGACTCGACGATGAACGAAGGCAAGGGCGGCTTCTCGTGCAAGTCTGTCCAGAAGCCGGGGTTCGGCGGTACGTTCCCTGACACAGAGGGCGGCAACAAGTGCGGTCGTCTCTCTCGTGAAGAGGAAGAGAAGCTTGATCAGCAACACCCGGCCTACCTCAAGAGCCGTGCCGTGATCTGTAATCAAGTGATCTACGGCACGATCAGCGGTACGTTTAAGACCGGTGCTGGGGATGAGGTCGTAGTCGAAAACAAGCCGATGATTGCGTACTTCAAGAAGTCCGGCTTCAAGCCGATTGCTGACTTCATTCAAGGTCTCGGTCGTCAAGACAAGATCATGGCACACTGCAGCATCCTTCTGCGTACCCATCGCAATAAGAAGGGAAGCATCACGTACTGGACTCCGGTGCCGACACTCGACAGTGTTCCCGGTCTTTCGAACGAGGACAAAGAACTCGTTGTTAAGTTCCACGACACAATCAAGGGACACAACGAAGCCGTGCTTCGCGAGTACAAGGAGCAGGTGAAGTTTCAGATGACCGAAGATGATTCGGACTTGGCATCGGACTTCACAGATGCTGCTTAACATCCAAGACTACATGAGTCGGGCAATTCGGGGGGACGTAAAAGTCTCCCCGGAGAACCTCGAACTCTTCGTTAAAGAATCTCGCGAGGCCATCGAGAAGCAGTTCGGGGGCCGCAAGCGCGAGTACCGCATTCGTATGTCCGGCTTGGGCAAGCCCCTGTGTCAGCAGGTTTTGGACAAGCACGGCGTCGAGGAGTCGATGCAGTACAACAGCATCGCACGATTTGCGTTCGGCGACTTGACTGAGGCGTTACTCATGCTCGTGATGCGCGAGGCCGGTATCGACATCGTGGACTTCCAGAAAGAAGTTTCCCTAGAGATCGAGGGCGTCACCGTAAAGGGTACGCTCGACGTTATCATACGGGGTGACGACGGAAAGGAGCGCGTCTGGGATATCAAATCCGCAAGTGACTGGGCCTTCAAGAACAAGTTCACTGGCTCTGGTGGTTACGAACACATCAAGAATGATGACCCGTTCGGGTACGTCATGCAGGGACACTTGTACGGTGCCGCCACAGGCTTGGACTTCGGTGGATGGATCGTCATCAACAAGTCGAGCGGTGAAGTTGCCATCGTCGAGGCGTACGACTGGACAGGTGATGATCGTGCTGCATACATGTTCGAGGCTGGATGGCGCGTCAACTTCCTTGCCAACCCCGACGTGCAACCGTTCAAGCCGTACCCCGACGAGTACGAAACGTACAAGCGGAAGGGTGAGGTACTCCGCACCGGCAACAAAGTCTTGCCGAAAGAGTGCGGCCTCTGCGGCTTTCGTGGTCACTGCTGGCCTGACGCTATCCTCCACGAGCGGGTAACGTCACAAGCCAAGTCTCCTCCGAAGGTGTGGTACACACGGCTCAAGACAAAGGAGCTATGATGTGGCGTACGTTTTTATTCGAGACTACGACTTAGAACTCTTAGAACTCAACAATGACATGTACCACGTGTACATCGAGTCTCACGTTGGTGCGGGTGGTGAACGCAAGACTGTCTTCCTCCGACAGCACGAGCGCGGCTTGCCCCTGACTTTGCGTAACAATTTCAGTGATTTAGGTGCGCTATCCTCCGAGACGGAGAAGCGTGACATTACAACCGTCGAGGCTGAGATCGGGAAGATTAGTCGCCTTGCAAACTCCGGAGTAAATGTATGCGTCCCACTGACTCGCTTGACAAACGAATTCTCGCCTTTGGAACGTCTGTCCCCAAGACTGGCAGGGTATCTGCTAAAAAGGCTAGCGTCCGTCGGAATGCGTCTATGAAGCAAAGTTCGGCTATGAAGGCCGGATTTCGTTCGACATTCGAACTCAACCTCGCCCGGGCCTTGTCTGAGAAGGGCATACCATACGAGTACGAAATGACGAAGCTGACGTACATACCCAAGCCGCGCACGTACACGCCGGACTTCTACATCCCGGAGACGAACATTTACGTCGAAGCGAAGGGGCACCTCGACAAGGGTGACCGCATGAAGATGCTGCTCGTCAAGGAACAGTACCCCGACCTCGACATACGCTTCGTATTCCTACGAGCAAACAACAAGATTTACAAAGGCTCGAAAACCACCTACGCTGACTGGGCTACCAAGCACAAATTCGAGTGGGCAGAGGGTTCGATCCCAGAGGAGTGGTGCAAGAATGGACGATAAAGATATGCAGGGAATGTTAGAGAAGGCGGGTCTGCTACCCGAACGGTGGTACCTCGTCTTTCGGCAGAGTGACGACGACGATCACGTTATGATGACGGCGTATGATACCACTACAGACGATGAGGATGACGAGTACATCCCGGCGGGTGCAGTTATACTTTCCGGACTCGTCGAACTGATGGAGACGGATTTCGAGCGCGTGATGGCTGCGGGTATCGCCCGCCTACAGTTCGAGGCTACACAGGAGGCTATGGTTGCAGAGACAGGCAACGGTCCCGAAGTGAAGCACGATCCGGATACCAACATAGTCAAGGTAACCTTCGGGAGGGAACAGTGATCAAAGAAAACTGGAACCTCAACAACTACCAGATGCAAGCGCGTAAGTTTGCCATCTATCCCGAATCTTCTAAGGTGACGTACCCCGCTCTCGGTTTGGCCGGAGAGGCTGGTGAAGTTGCGGACAAAGTTAAAAAGATCATCCGCGACAAGCGCGACGACGCTCGGTTCAAGGGGGAAATCGCAAAAGAAATCGGAGATG